CACTTATAGCAGTTCCAATCTCACCGTGAAGTTCATTGATTGCACCCTTGACAGTAGTTGCAGATGTTGCAAGAGATGCCGCACCTATTTCTGCGTCAAGTTCATTAATACCACCTACTGTAGTTGTTGCAGTTGTTGTAAGCGAAGTTGCAGGAGATACTTTTGTATTAAGAGTATCAATCTCTGCTTCTAGTTCTGCAATCGCAGTAACGACTGTACTCGCAGAAGTTCCCATGTTACCCGCAGATACTGTTCCAAGTTTTGTATTGATTGTAGCAATATTAGTAGTCGCAGTAGTTACTTCTCCGTGAAGTTCTAGAACTGCGGCAGATACAGTTGATGCAGTTGTTCCCATTGCCCCTGCAGTGATTGTACCTAACTCGGCATCAAGTTCATTTACGGAACCCACAAGATTTTTTGCAGTAGTTGTTATATCACTTGCGGCAAGATTATTAGATGTCCCTCTTATCGCAACCTCTAACTCATTGATAGCAGAAACAGCATCTGAGTCTTGATTTGTGGTTAATCTACCTGTCCCACCTAAGTCGAGTGAAACTGTATTGAAGTCTGTTACCAACTGAGAGAAGGTAGACGATATATCAAATTGTGTTGGTTTAGCGGTCATTATAGTTTCTCTATTATAGTGTTTAAGAGTTGTTTCATCTCAGAGACATCTGTCTTGAGTTGTTCGAACTCGTTTTCCTTTTGTTTTCTTCGTTTCTTTCTCTCGCGAGCAGTTCGTATCTCTTCTTTATTTATGTTTATAATCCCACCTGTTCTCACATCACGAGCAAGTCCTACACCATTTTCTACCATTATCAGATTGGGTTTCATTATACTGCCATTGCAATAGACCTGAAGTCTCTGAATAATGGAACCGCAGAAGAGTTATTACTACGCATCACAATCTTATATTGATACTGTGTGAACTCAGCAACATCACCACCCTGTCCACCGATTAAGAAACGATATTCACGGAAGTTTCTATTATCAGCAGGAACAGATTGTTCTTGTGTCTGAAGTGTCCAAGTTTTCTCAAGTATATCTTCACCATCGTTTGCAGTTCTGAAATATAAGTCAAAGTTTGAACCACTAGGTCTTAATGCACCAACTATTACTTTTAGTCCAACCGCAGTTTCTTCTAATACTTGTACTGAAGTTATATGTTTTGCAAGAGAAGAACCACCAAAAGCAGTAGTCTCTGCAACATAGGTCAATGGAACATTTTCTTCACCCGCAGTTGGTGAACTTGCAACTTGATTGTCAATCATATTACTGAGGGTTGTTAGAGAAACTCTCTGAACATCTACGATAGGTGATACATCTGCACGAGTTGTACTCAAGTCAACTTTCCATGTTGTGGAACGAACACCTGAACCTAGTTCTGCAGTCTCTTCTGTAGGTGAAGCAATTAACTTAGGTTTGACAAAATAGTTTTCTTCACCGATACTTAAATCATTTGTGTATGAGGTATCTTTCTGATATTTTGTTTCACCACCTGCAAGAGATTTACCTGTAGTAAATTTCGCACCAAATGATACGCTTGTATCGTCGGGAATAAGAGTAGTGATATTAGGTATGACACCATCAAACTGAACTTGTTTGTCAGTCTTAACAACTGCACCACCAAACGCACCTGCAGAAGTTGAGGCACTATCTGCTTCAAACTTAATTGCAAATCCATCTACATGAGTAACCGTGTTTTCACCATTTATAGATGAACCTAATATACCATTGTATCGTGTTCCTGCAGTAAGACCCGACACATTAACTTTATCGTTTACTGAGAACCCATGATTTGGTATAAGGGCAACAATCGTCGCATCTCCACTATCCGCATATAAACCATTATTCACAACGAGTTCTTCTTGAACATCTGTATTCTCAAATACAGCACTACCACCTGTAGTATCGAATGATGCTTTGTATATTCTAAACATCAAGTCTTTTGTTTGGTCTGGTTCCCATGTAGAACCATTCTGTGACTTAAAGAGTGAACCCATAGCAGGTTGACGATTAATACGAAGTTCTGTTGAACCAAGTTCAAAGGCATACGTCTCTGCAACATATGCATTATAGTCTGTTGACTCTGCAAGAAGAACAATAGCATACTCTGTATTAGGATTCAAGAAGATTGGTTCATCAAACTCAAATGTTGTTGGTGCGGCAAGTACCTCTGCAGAAGTTTGTCCTGCAGGTAAGTTGACAGATGATGGATTCAAGAACTTAATAGCATTTCCAAGAATTTCTGTTGAAGATGGCGCACCATTCACAAGAGGTCTTATTTGCATTTCGATTGGAATACTTGCATCCTTAGTACTAAAGAAACATTCCACTTTTGTAACAAACATTCCTGCAGGGTCTATAACTCTGAAAGATTGCGCAAGAGGGTCTCTTGGTTGTACTGATATGTTTGGTCGTATTTGTGTGATACGAGTTGATGTTACTGTCTGTTGTCGAGTTGATAATGTACCTTGTGCTACATAATTAATTGAAGCGCGACCTGTTGCCGCCGCCTCATCATTTTTGTTTATATCAAGGAGTTTAAACTCTCGTGTACCCGTACGGAACTTTATGCCGTCTTCACCGTCTTGACAGGGGATAAAGAATGAACCTTCTATAGTACCATTCACATCTGATACAAGTGTTGAAGATGTCTGTGGGTGAGCAGTATTATTTCTAAACTCATTACCATATTCAACACCACCACTTGTAGATGTTGAGAACCTAGCAAAAGTTTCTTCTCTCACAAAATTATCTACTGCAGTACCATCAAAGAATGGATAGTATCTTGTACTAGGTCTTAAACCTTCTGCTTTGAAGAATAATTTTCGTGAACGAATGAAAGGTATGAATGTTAAAGAAACTTCTCTGTCCTCAATAATTTCTCTTACTGTTCTATTACCTGTAACAATACGATTTGAGAAACCACCAAGACCTAGTGTATCGGGGTCTCTTGAAACATTACTTTGAGCAAATACAGGATTTGCGTTTGTGGGTCTTCCACTTAAAGTTCTAACTGTTCCAAATGTAGAAACACCAAGACTGTTCCACATTGTAGTGCCGTTCCAACCATTTAACATATTCATTACTGTGGGACCAAATCCAGTTACAGGAACAAAGTTATTTGATGACCAATCAAAGTTACCATTAGTACCAAAGGTCAACCCCTGATTGAGGTCTCCTAAGTTTTCTTCGGCAGTTTGATTGATTACATTCTCTGGTTGGAAGAATGTATCTTGCCATTCATCTGAAGTAGGTGATAATGTTATGTTACCCATTCCTGTTATAACACCAAATGGGTTTACATTTTCTGTACCAGAAACTTTAGTTTGTGCGATTGCAGAAACATGAGTATGGTTGATATATACTGTATCACCTTTAAGTATAGTGTTAGTAGATAAGTCTGAGTCATATCTTAGTGTAACATTATCGGTGTTTTGTTGAGGTGACATAAACCCAAGTGATGGGTCAATCGCGGCACGATACTCTAAGTTTTGTGTATCTACAAATGCACGATTTCTAAAGTTGTCCACAAAGAAACCTGACTTACTACGAGGATTACCTGCAGAGTCTAATACAAGTAATGCATTCGTGTCAACCTCTAGAAGTGATAATGAAGTAACTTCTTCAAGTTTGTCTACTCTTTTTTCTAACTTAGAGATATCTTTCATAGTGAATCGTTTTGCCTCAATAGGTCTTACAACAGTATCACTATCATGTAGTCCATATGCATTATGCTCTAGTTCAAATAATGCAAGAGTGTTTTCTGGTGTTGGAGGTATTTGTGATTGAAATCCTGCATCGCCTTGAATATTTTTAACTATACCCTGTGTTGTAATAACGACTTTATCTTTTCTTGGTAAGTAGTATGTTATGTCACCTTGGAAAGTGTCGCCATTAGTTGGTATCTCGTTTAATGCCGCCCCTGAACCTGTGAATGTTCCTGCAGAGTCTACTGAAGAACGGAAGTCAATAACATCTCTGAGATTTACTGAAGTTCTTGAGTTAACATTGTAAGTTGGAATATTCTCATAGTCTACTTGACCATCATAAGAGTTGACTGAGAAGAAGTCACCTGCACCATGTGTGAAGTGTTGATACTTTACAATCACATCTCCTGAAGGTGGAGTTGCACCGTCTTGAACAACCAAACGAGCATTTGCATAATGACTTGCGCGTTGACCATTGTCAATACTAAATCTTGAAGATAAATCTGAACTATCAGCGGCGTATACTGCACTTACTTTATGTAAATCTGTTGCGTGTAAGTCTATGAACCTTACCCCTGTCCCATCGGACTCAATTACTGCACTATGTAATAAAGTAGCACTAAGTGTTTTTTGTCTTACACTTGGTGCTGATTTATTTACTTTTGTATAGAATGTCATCGCACTTGATGTAGGTAATCCTGCAAACACAAGTGAAGAACCACCTGTTATACTTGAAGGAGTAACAACAGCACCTGAAGAATCAACAGTTGCAATCACTTGACCTGTATTAGTATAGGTCTCACCTGTACCAAGTCCTCCTATTGTAAGTGTACCTGTACCCGATGATGTCCCTGTTTTAATTCTTTGTACCTCAAAAGATACATCAGTAATATTTGAAGGTCTTGCTTTGGAAGTCGTATATACAAGGTTCGTTTTATTTGCTTCTTTGAGAACTGCTTTACTATTTTCTAAAGCAATAATACCAACATCTGCAGAACCTGTACCAACTGTCTTAACACTACTCAATTTAATACCACTATTCATTTTGATATCAAAGAGATATACTTTGTGATTACTTCCGTCTTTTTCTACATATCTTACTTTTGCAGTACCAACAACACTACCACTTGGGTTACTTGCATGTGTGGATAAGTTCACAGAAGCAAATGCAGATACATTTAAATTACCCTTGAGTGTAGAACATATAAAGTATGAACCATATGAAATAGGTGCTACATCGTTATTGATTGTAGTAGTTGTTCTTGGTTTTGGTATTATTAAAGATATAGGAGCAGGGTTTTCTGCACGATAACCATTAACATATGCAATACCATCAGATATACCAAGAATGTGACTTGAGGCACTATCTTTTAAGTTTGACTTAAATCTATTAGCAATATAGTTTCCTGATTCTTCTTTTGTTCTTTCTGCAAGAAGGTCATTTATTTTGTTGTAATCATCTGTACCTGATACTTGGTCAACAATCTTTCCATCTACTACTTTACAATAGAATACAAAGTTCTCATCTGATGCGATTAAGTCTTGTGTTGTTAAAACAAGTGCGATACGATATCTGTCTGCACCTGCACTTGTCACATTAGGTGTTGCACCCTGATTGTCGTATAAAGCACTATCATCTGTTGCAGTTATAATGTCTTCTGTTATTTTGAAACCAACAACCTTAGTAACATTATTTGAATATTTGGAAAGTATAAGTCCTTGTGGTTTTACAAATACAAAGTGTCCTCTTACAAAGAAGTCTCCTGCCGCATTGTTAATTTTACAACCGACACCTATAGCAGGGTTACTTGCAGTATTTGTTGATTGTACTGTAAGGTTTATACTTCCGTTACCAACAACTTCACCTGCAACGAAACGAACAGGGGTTGCACCTGTTGCACCACCTGAAGTATTTGTATACTGAACATAAAGTGTTGCGGGGTCTGACCCTGTTGAGGCAACAACCTCTACAACTCTTGCTTTAACCGTTGAACTTGCACCTGTAAATTCTGTTCCTACAAGTGTTGATGTGTCTACGGGTAATGTGTTTGTTTCTGTATTAAGTTTAACAAACTCGTAGTCATTCATTATAGATGGACCACCTGGGTTTACTGCCGCACCATCTTTAAATATGTTTCTACCAAACCTTGCAATCTCCTCTTGGATAATTGTCTGCATTTGGGTGAGTTCTCGTGCCTGTAACGCTCTACCACTATTAAACAATATGCGATGATAGTTATCACTATCAAGGAAATCGTCTTTATAAGTAGAAGAAAAGACATTTGAGGTAAATGTGTTTGTCATGAGGTTACTGTCCTAAATTTGTATTACTATTTTAATGTCTTCTTTTTGGTCTGCGGCACGAGTTACTGCCGCCCTATTATCTATATATAATAAGTCTCCAGTGATTCTTGAAACCTCTGAACTTACAAGATATGCACCCGCACTATCAAGTGCACCTGCACCATTACCATCTAATTCAGTTACTGCTTCAGTCGCACCGAAACTTGTGTAACCTGTATCATCATTCTGGTGATACCATACTTTTGTTGAGTCTACTTTATCTATAAGTCCCTTTGCACCTGAAGTTCCACCTACTATAGTTTTGTCTGCAGTGAACCCACTTGATACAGAAGCAAACTGTAATTGGTCTAATGCAAGTCCTGTTGCACCTGTAAATAATGTACCATTGTCACTATCAGCAGTTACATTTCTTAATAGACCTACTTGACGGAAATCGTTTCCTACTATAAAGTCTCCACTACCTTCTGCTCCGTCTGGTTTTATTGCAAGCATAATACCATTTGCTCTTAGGTCTTGTCTTGGGTCTGAACCCATACCACCTTTAGATGCAAATATAGGTCTTATCTTTGCAGGTTTAGTGGGTGACCCACCTGCTTGTGTGACGATAGCATTAGTGTATCCTGAACCTAGTGTGAGTGTTGATGCACTATCATCTACTTCAACTCTTGTTACAATACCACCACTTATAGTTGCAGTTGCCTTTGCCTTAGTACCATTACCAACAACGGTCAATGTCGGAGTAGAACCATATCCTGCTCCACCAGACTCAACAGAATATCCTATTATCTCTCCAAAGACTGCGGCATTCTGGGCGGCAAGTTGTTCTGTATCTGATGCCTGACTTCCTGAACCTATTTGTTTCTTAACAGGTATAAAGTTAGCGGCAATATACTTAGAGGCATCTAATGCAGAGATAGAATATAAAAACTTCCATGCATAATCATCTGCTGTTATAAATGTAGTACCTGTCGTATTACCAGAAGGTTGTACTGTAGAAGGTTGTCCTACACCCTCGTTATTTTTAGGTTGTTGTATACAAACATAAACTTGATTGTTGTCATTCATTACATAATAAGATTGTGTTGGGTATCCAACTTGCTTGTCGTTGTATGGTGAATATATTGTTCCTGAACTCCAATTGTAACGAGGAACAACAAAAGATATATCTGCAACTTTCTTTACAGACTGAAGTGAGTTTCTAAACAATCTTCCTTCAACATCTTGACTTTCTGCAGTGGGTGCAGTGTCAGTTGAGTTCCATTCATCTGATTTACCAATACCAATAAAGTAATGATTAGATGCAGAGTCATTAAAATTATTCAATAATAATTGAACCATCTCTCTTTTTAATTTATTTGTTACTATTGCCATTTTATGCTACCGTTCCACCATAAGTTGATTGTATTTGCCAGTTAGTTCCGTCCCACAATAATGTTGCGGTCTTGTGTTGTGCTATTGCGATTGTTGTTCCCGCCCCAAAGTTTGCAGGAGTTGTTGTTGCCGCCCCTGCACCTTTGTTTGTAAGTATTTTTAGTTGTCCTACAACTGTTCCGTTTGCAAGTGTTGCGGCAAGAGCAGAACCTTTATTGAATACTGTTACGGTCTTAACAAGAGATACCGCACCATTTGCAGTTTGTACTATTTCTGAAAACGCAACACCTGTTGTTACTGTAACAAGTCCTGTTCCCTTACTCGTAACATTGAGTCCAACATTAGTATCTGAACCTGTTGCTTCTAATGTAACATTATTACCTGTTGCGGCATTTGTAAGTTTGAAATGATTTACTGCACTTCCTGTTGCAGGGGTCTCTATTATTTCATTATTATTCGCGTCATTTATACTTGTTGTAACTTTGGGTGCTGTTAACACAGGGGTCGTAAGTGTCTTATTAGTAAGTGTATCTGTTGTTGTCCTAGCAACTAATGTATCTGTTGTCGCGGGTAGGGTTATGGTTACGTCTGCAGTTGAAGCAGGTCCAATCAGAGTTGCCTTGTTTGTTCCGTTGTTTGTACCTTCTAAGAATTCTATCTTACCCGCAGTAGTTGCAGTAGGACTTAATATAGGATTAGTTAATGTAGGAGTCGTAAGTGTTTTGTTTGTGAGTGTTTCTGTTGCCGTAATAAGAGATACTGTTCCTGTAAGGTTTGGAAGAGTAATCGTTCTATCTGCAGTTGCGTTTGTAGGAACAAGAAATGTCTCGTGGTCATCGGCAGAAGAACCTTCAAAGATGAGACCCTTTGTGGTTGCATCAAAAGAGATACCTGAGTTAAGAGAGTTACCTCCTAATATACCATAGAGTTCAGTGAAGTTCTCATTAATCTTTTGCGCACCTGCACGAAGTGTATCACCTGTACCGTCGTTCGCAGAACTTCCCTTATTTAATGTTTGTTTTGCCATTTATATTATCCTAATTCTTTATTCTATTTATATACTTTTTTAACCGAGATGTCCAAGATTTAATAAATATTGGTCAGAGTCTGAACTATAAAATACATGTCTTCCTTGGTCTAGTGTTTCGAATGAGAAGTTGTTTGAGAAGTCTTGGTCTGAATCATCAAAGGTTGGTGATGATGCAATCTGTGCTTCACGCAAACTTCCATACTGATTATTTATCTCTTGTAATGTGAACGTTGAGAACTCACTTGGATTAGCAAGTTCTGGTCTTATCCTACTGAGTATTCCTGAAGAGTCAGTATTGAAATCATTTACAAGTGATGTGTGGTCAATAAACGCGAGTGGTGATAGATTAGCAACACTTGATACCGCGATTGGTGCGGGTTCTTGGATAATAACATTTGGAGCAATAACTGTATCAACAACACTACTGACTATTTGTATCTCTGAACCTAAGAATGTTCCTGCAGGGTGAACAAAGAGTTTGTAAGCATCTTTCCATGTATTCTGCTCAAGTTCTGACCTGATAAGTATTGCGTGTTTCTGATACAACTTGTTGTCAGTAATAAACTTCTGACTCTCAGCACCAATATCATCACCTACATTGAATACTTGAGTCTTTGTATATACAATATCGGGGTCTATACCAAAGAATGTTCTGAAGAATTGTTGTATAGAATACTTTGTGCCTTTTGACCTAAACAATACATTAGAGTATTTTGATGCCGCGCGTTTATCTTGGAAACCCTCAAAGAAAGACTGACCTAACAATAACTCATCTTCAATAAAGGTAAGTAAGTCAAGGTCATTCTGTGTTATATCTCTACTGAGAAAGAGTTCATCGACAAGTTTAGAAGGAGAATCACCTGACTTCTCAAAATGATAATACTCATCAAGTAATGTAATTAGTTTAGGATACTCTGTACGGAAAAATTCTGGAAGAATTTCCTTTACAGAATACTTACCGAACGCAAGGTTACGTCGGTTTAAATCCTTGAGAGTATTATCGTTATTGTGAGGCATTAACTAATAACCCCATCTGCTACATCAACGATTGAAGTGAATGACTTATCTCCGTCAAGTCTAATAACATCTTGTCTTAGTGGAGCAATAGCACTCTGGTTTGCAGGAGTTGCACTTAATTTAACGAAACCATTTCCACCTAATATTGCATCAACTCTTAGACCTATTATATTGATAGTGTCTCCAGAGTAATCTCCAACATTATCTACTACAACAACATTTTGTGCCGTATCAAACACTTCTAGTTTGTTTGTGTTTAATTTGTTTCTCAATATACATGCATTACCACCAAAAGTAAATTGGTCACTTGTAACTCTGTAGTGAATATCATCGGGTGTTGCAAGGGGTGCGGCATATCTTAACTTATGGTCTTGTACTGCAGTCAAAGTTGGTGTAAACCTTCTTTGTAATTTTACATCTTGTCTTGAAGATAATACTGCAGAACTTGTAGCATCTACTAATGATAATAAATTTGACCTTCTGAATGACTGATTAAACTTACCTGTGTTGTTTGTAAAGTAAGTTGTGATAACACTATTTACATCATTCTGTATTGTGTTTCTTGCGAGTGTAGTAAGGTTATCATTGAATTGAAAGAATGTTTGCGCTTCAACGAATGTTGTGATAGGGTCTTCAAACTTAGTACTGAATGATGCTACCGACAACTCGTCTGATAATTGTAGTATCTCGTCTTTTATATTTTGTTGCGTTGCGGCATCAACATCATCATTGAAAAGTATTGAAACAAATACTGTACCATATTCTGGTTCAAGAGCATCTTCTCCACCAAAGGATTGTATATCACTTATGAAAGTAGAATAGTTCTTAAGTATCAATGAAGCATAGTCACTTGCAGTTACCATTCTGTTCTGTGATGCATATTGGAATGGAGCATTTTTACGAATACTCTCTATAGTTTCTTTTGCATTACCACCAATAGCATTTGATACAGTAGATGTCGTTACAGGATAGTTCACAGAGTTTATTGTTATTGAGTTTTGTGGTGAGAATATCTTTGCAGTATTTGCAAGTGTTCCTGCACTAGAAAGATATTCTACTTCTATCTTACTACCAACAGAAGGTGCTTTACCTAATGTAACACCATTACCAAAAGATAATTCATAAAAACCATTTGGTGCTTCTCTTAATATATACAATGTAGAGTTTTCGTTTATTGTTCTTGCGTTCTGTAAGTTACCATATGTAACAAAGGAAGAAGAGGACGGTGATTCAAAAACCCTCACTATAGTAGTTGATATGTCTAGGTTCTTATCGGGTATGACATATATAGGATTGTCTAATGATTTCAATGCAAGGAAAGTTTTAGTTCTTAGTGTACCTTCAAGTATTTTTATATCAGCACTTCCTGATACATCTTTGAAAGAATATATTCCATTACCATCATCAGTTGCAGTTAAATCTTCTCGTGTTTGAAACACATAGTTTATCTCATCAACACTTGAATTAAATTTAAACCCATCGTTTATTTGAATGGTTGAAGGTCTACCTGATACTCCACTCAAATTTAATGATAGGTTTACGAGTGCTTGAGGTGAAGTTCTTGAACTCGGAACATATCCGATACCTTCTGCAAGAGAAAGTACAGAACTTCTAAGTTGTGCAGTACTCAAGAAGGATTCGTTTAATGCAAAGTTTGCGATAAGACCATTATAGTGTGTGTTGTATGCAAGTACATCTAATATACTTGACAGACCCGATGCTTCAAAGTTATAATCATTGAACTCTCCAGAATTTTGAAGAGAAGTCTTAAGATTATTTTTTATTGAATCAAAATCTAAGTCTGTTGAATTTATTGTTGTTGCCATTTTATCTTAACCTTGCGAGATTTGTAGTTATTTGAAACACCTCTGGTGAATTCAAAACTTTAAATGTTATTGTTGTATCCAAAGTATTGCTATAGTTATCAGTATAAGATACTCGGATATCTAATACTCTTACTCTTGGTTCAGACCTTGTTATTGCAGAAAAAAGTCTTTTCTTAACTAATGCATCTGAATTATTATCAATCAATTCAAAAAGTAAATTTCTTATATTAGCACCAAATCTAGGTTTAAATGGTTTTTCAAGTTGGTTCGTCATGATAAGATTTTTTACTGATTGCTTAACTGCCGCCGCATCAAGTTTCTTATAGATATCACCACTCGTTGGTTTGACCGCGAGTGTCAGGTCTATATCCTTATATTCACGCTTTCGTGCTATAGGAACTGAGTTAGTTCCTAAGTTTGCGTCTTCTTGTGAGTATGCTCTTCTTGTCATAGTTCTATTTATATGTTTTTAATTGGTTTATCTTGGAATTATTTCAGTAAGTTCGTTTTTAGTAAAAATATTATTATTAAACACTGTATTTATTTTTTGTTTAAACTTAGAATCAATGATATCATATGAGGTTGGAACAATTGGCATTGTCAATCCAATCTGTGCTGTTAAACTTCCGTCTGTATTATACTCATCATAATCTAATACAAGTTCATTAAATTTTATATGGTCTTTCCAATACTCTGCAACATCAAATGTTTTCTCAAAGTCAATCTTACCATCAGTATCTATGACTTGATAATATACAAGTTCTCCAAATGCTTTTTCTATCATCGCATAACTACCAAAATCTGAGAGTGCTTGTCTATTATAGATTCCTTCACTTACAATAATTCTTACATCATTAAATCTATTGGTATTACCGTTCACCATATTTATTGCTCTTGCATGTAAAGTTAGGTTACGAGCAATCCGTTTGCGTACAGATTCATTTGTTATATGATTCAAAGATGTTTTGTCTCCATATGCACCTAAGAATTTTGCCATAGTTATCCCACGTTCAAGTCTTGTTTTCGAAGTTACAAAACCGTGTAAGTCAGGATTATATTTTGGGTCAGGGAGTACATTCATTTTCTAAACCTTTTTCCTCTATTCTCTATAGAATTACCTATCGGTGTATAACCATATTTTGAACTTGCTTCTTTACCAACAACCCTTCCACTTAATTTTCCACTTGGAACCTTAGACTCATAGTTGAAGTTCAACAGTCCTTCCGCAACAAGAGTAGCACCTAAAATACCATCCTCTCTTGTCTCTTTATTTCTGAACGCACTTCTTATTTCTGCAGTTCTAGGTGTTTTTAAGAATGTCTGATTGTAATGTTCTTTA